CGCTGGGGCCGGTACTGGCATGGACCGCCCAACAAGCCCCACCAGTTCCGCCTCGGCGAGGACGGCGGATGCTTCGCCGCGGCACTGACGGCGGTGCGCAACTACGGCGGCGTCCTGGAACACCCGGCCGACTCGCACGCCTGGGGCTGGTTCGGACTGAAGAAACCACCGCACGCGGGCCGCTGGGTGCGCGCCGATGCGTTCGGCGGCTGGACCTCCTATGTCGAGCAGGGGCATTACGGCCATATGTCGCGCAAGGGAACCTGGCTGTACGCCGCCGGCACCGACCTGCCTGAACTGAAGTGGGGACGCTCGCCCCAGCGCATCCACCCGCGCGCCCTGGAGTTGCACGGCTACGAGAAGGCCCGCCGCATCGGAATGATGGCCATGGTGGGGGGCAAGGACAAGACCCGCATCCGCGACGCCACACCGCCCGAATTCCGCGACGTTCTGCTGGCCATCGCCCGCAGCGCCGGCACACCGATCAACAAGGAACTGGACCTATGACCCAACAAGACGACATCACCCAGCCCGTGCTGACGGACGACGAAATCAAGGCCATCAGGGACCGTCTCGGCGGCGGTTTCCTCGGGCCTGTCCCCTTCGCCCGCGCCATCGAATCCGCCCTGCTGTCCAAGCTGCGCGCGGAGGGCGTGCCGGTGGCCGGGATGCCGGAGTACATCACCGACAACCGCTACCACATCCAGTATCGGCTGGGCTGGAACAACTGCCTATCGGACTGCCGCGCCGCCATGCAAGGCGCCGCTCCCGTGGCAAGCGCCCCTGCCGATGAGCGAGCGGCGTTTGAAGAGGACTATCGACGCCGGACGATTTCCAACCCGCGTTACTTTGGCCGCGATGCAAACGGGCGGTATGTAAGTGGTATCACCCAGGCCGCCTGGGAACACTGGCAATCCTCCCAACAGCGGCGCGCCGCGTTCGATCATCCGGTCTTCGCCTTCCTGCTGGGAGAGGGTCAACTGCACGGCGTCGATTTCGGCGAGCGTGCACCCGGCGCAGCCGGCAAATGGTGGTGGCGCAAGGATCTGCGCGCCGCCCTGGCAAGCGCCCCTGTAGCCAAGCCGAAGCGCGCGCCGCTCGATGACTGGCGCGTCCAGGCTATTGCTGACTGCTTGGAAACGGAATGGGATGAAATGTCGCCGGATTTGGCCGAGGCCTACGCGCGGACCATCGTGGGCTACCTGATCGAGTACGAGAAGGAATCCGACCGCATTGAGGCCCAGAACGCGGCTGAACCCGTCCATCCCGTCGTGCAAGCAGTGCACAATCTTCGGGCAAGCGCCCCTGTAGCCGGGGAGGCGCAGGACTGGCCAACCACAGCTCAGGAAGCTGAAGCAGAAAAACAATGGGATGCCTGGGCGCATGAGATGAACCAATGCCGTGATGCATCACTGGAGCAGGCCGCCCGTATCTGCGACGCCGAAGGCCAGGAATGGGATTCGGATGCCGTCATTACCGAGAAGAACTACGCGGAGCATTGCGCCCGCCGTATCCGTGCCCTCAAAGGGTCCGCCGCGCCCCAGGCCAGCACTGTAGCCGAGGGGGCAGACCAGCCAGATATTGGCACACTGCGCCGCATCGGCGCTGCGCATGATGCGCGTAATGCCGCGCCCCAGGCCAGCGAAGCGGTGCGCAATGCGGACGTGTCTGCCCTGCTGTCTTTCATCTTCGGCCGCTTCGGTCAGCCTGGTGATGCCGGCGAGCTGCCGGACACCGTAGCCGCCGCCGTACGTCGACTGGAACGTGTGGTGCAGCCCCAGGCGGACAAGGACGGCGGCCAGCAGCGCGCCGGGGTCGTCACCGATGACATGCGCTACGCCGTTCGCTTCGCACCTTCCAGTGCCCACTGGTCCGAACGCCTGATGGAGTTCTTCGGTCCGGATGCGCGCGAGGGCATCGACGCGCTGGAAAAGCAGTTGCGTGAGGCCCGCGCCGCCCTTTCTGCCACCCAGACCGAACAAGGAGAGCGGGATTGAACTACTACCTCGATACCGAATTCGACGGGTTCGGCGGTCCGCTGCTATCCCTGGCGCTGGTGCGTGAGGATGGGGCCTCGCTGTACCTGGTCTACCAGGATCACGCCGCCCAGCAGCCGTGGGTTCGCGAGAACGTCCTGCCTATCCTGTGGGCTGTTCCGTTTCCCGTGACGGTAGTGAACTGCCGCCATCACGGCGGCGCGGTGCGCATCGCCGAGTTTCTGCACGGCGACCAAGCGCCGCACATCAACACCGATTGGCCCGACGACATCCGCTATTTCTGCCACGCCATCATCACCGCGCCGGGCCAGATGGTGAACATCCCTCACCTGTCGTTCGAGGTCCACCGCGTGGATGCCTATCCAACCGCGCTGCCGGGTGCGGTTCAGCACAACGCCTGGTGGGATGCCATGGCGCTGCGCCACCTGCTCACCCAGCCCACCAAGGACGGAGGAAATGATGGCTGATTTCGTTGAATGGCCTTGGCCCGGCGGGCAGTGCCCAGTCCCGCTCGAGCAGAAAGTGGAAGTCCGCTATGCCGCAGGCAGCAACACCGGCGCGGCCGGACTGTTCGATTGGCGGCACACCACCAGGAACTGGGCGGTCTTGCGCTACCGCGTCCTGGCCGACACCGACAAGAAGGAGCAATAGATGAATGACCGTGAACTGCTGGAACTCGCGGCGAAGGCGGCTGGATGGGATCACTGGGACTGGTTCGCCGCTCCGGGTATCAACGTCTATGACGCGGACGGGCGGCACAGTCACTTGAACCCACTAGCCGACGACGGCGACGCGCTGCGGCTGGCGGTGAAGCTGAATCTGTGGCTGCACGTCGAAGAATACGGCGCGTCAGCACGGCGCGCTGGTGGTGCTTGGCTGGGATGCGAGGCCCACCTGCATGGGGGCATTGAAGCGGCGGCCCGCCGCGCCATCGTGCGCGCCGCAGCCGCTATCGGAAAGGAGATGTGATGGCACACGCAGCCCAACACCAAGCACCGGCCGCGGCGCCGAATCAAGACCGCTTCGTCTCGCACACCGAGATTGCCGAGCGCCTGCAGCTGAACCCGGACCACGTCCGCGACCGCCTCACCAAGCGCAAAGATTTCCCGCGCGCGTTCCAGTTTGGCGGCGTGCGCCGCTGGAAGTCGGACGAGGTAGACGACTGGATCGAATCCCAGCGCAAAGCCCCAGACGGCCGACGCGCGGCCTAGTCCAATTTCTTGGCGATGTCCGCCGCGGTTTCTCGGTAGTAGATCATGAGCGATCGTGGGTCCCGGTGGCCCACCATCCGCGCCAGCTCCAGGATGCTCAACTTCTTCGCCAACCGGGTCAGGGCCGTGGCGCGGGCATCGTGGAACGTGGCTCCATCCACCTGGGCCAGGGCCTTGGCATGGCGAAAGTACACATCCCGCAATCCACCGTTCAGCGTGAACATGCGCGCCTCGTCCACCCCCTTCAAGGCCTTGAACAGAGTCACCGCCCGTTTCGACAATGGCACGGCGCGCCGGTCGCCGTTCTTGGTCTGGTCGAGCTGGGCAACTTGCTTTTTCAGGTCGACCTGATCGCGCTCCAGCGACAGCAGCTCACCCGACCGCATAGCCGTCTCCAAGGACAGCAGGAATGCCACTGCGGTCTGATGCCGCTTGTCCTCTACCGGCTTTCCCTCTTCCCAGCCCAGCGCCAGCACAATCCGGTCGATTTCTTCCTGGGTATAAATCCGCTCGCGGTGCCGGCCCTTGGACGGCATGGTCAGCGCCAGCCAAGCGTCGTCCTTGACGTTGTGCCATTCTTTCCTGGCGTAGCCCCAGGCCGCGCGCAGGAGGGCGATATCGCGCCGGCAGGATGTGGGCTGCACCTGGGCCAGCCGTTTGTCTCGCCAGGCCGCCAGATCCACCGTGGTGACGGCGTGAATGGGCTTGGCGCACAGTTCCGGCTCGTCCTTCAGGAAACGGTCGATCCGCACGCGTTCCCAGCGGTGGCCCTTATTCTTGGGCGAGACCTCGTCGCGGAACCGCTCCAAGACTTGGCCCAGTGTCTTGACGACGATGCCGCCCACGGCGGTAGTGGCCAGTTCCGTCTCCCTGCTGGCCGCCCATTCCTGGGCCTCCCGCTTGGTGGCAAACGTCTTGCTCTCCCTGGCGCCGCCCTTGCTGACCTCGGCGCGCCATGTGTCCCCGCGCTTGCGGAAAGTGCCCAATTTCATCCCCTTTGGCGTAAATCCTGGCGTGGATTTGGCGTAGCAAAGTAGGCGATTTAATGGGGGAATGTCAAAACTGTGGGCAAAAGAAAACCCCCGAGGCACTCGAATCCTCGGGGGTTGTATGACACTGTTGGCGTAACGCCAAAGTTGTGTCAGGTATAGGGTGGTGCGAAGGAGGGGACAGCTAAATCACGTATCTACGCCGTCTCCAGCCCATTTGGCGTAATTTTGGCGGGCCTACGCCACGATGGCCAGGTTCGAGTCCGAGCCCCCGGAATCGGTGCCTTTCGCCATGGCCGCCCTATACTGGTCCTTCCCATGGGAGGGTGTCATGTGCAGCCATTACCAGACCCTGAAGGACGCCGAGCTGCTGCTGAAGAAATTCGGCGTGCCCACCAAGCCGGCCGGCGCCAAGTACGACATGTGGCCGCGCTACCCGGGCGTTTTCATCCGCCGACCGGTCGAGCACGACGCCGGCGACGAGGCGGTGCCGGAGCGCGAGGCGGTCGTTGGCCGCTGGGGCCTGATCAGTGCCATGACCAAGGCCGACGGCCTGGACAAGGCCGGCAAGCTGTCGACGTTCAATGCCCGCAGCGAGACGGCGGCCAAATCGTTCACCTTCGGCAATGCGTGGCGCCGCGGGCAGCACTGCATCATCCCGGCCGACGCCATCTTCGAACCCGACTGGCGGTCGGGCGCGGCGGTTGCCACCCGGTTCACCCGGGCCGACGGCGCGCCGTTGGGCATCGCCGGGCTGTGGGACCGCTGGCGCGACGCCGCCGGCCAGGTGCAAGAGAGCTACACCATGCTCACCATCAACGCCGACCAGGATCCGCTGTTCCGGGACTACCACCAGGCCGGCAAGGAGAAGCGGATGGTCGTGATCCTGCCAGAGGGCGCCTACGGCGAATGGCTCGCCGCGCCCGCGGATGCGACACGGGATTTCCTGGTGCCCTTTCCCGCCGACCGGCTGGTGGCGACCCCTATGAAGTGACCCCGATTATTGCGGATTACACTGTTCATCCAACCAGTGATTTCCACCATGCCGCCCAAAGCCCCCCTCACCCATTTCGACCTGCGCACCATCCGCGAGCGCCAGCCGTGGAATGAAGATGTACTGGCCCTGCTATGGGAGATCAAGCGCATCCGGTCCATGGTGCTGCGCATGCACCAGGTGTCCTGCGACCTGAAACGGCCGGACGGCCAGGCGGGCGAACTCTACGACGAGCTGCTGGCCAGCGTGGTCGCGGAACCTTGCGTTATCGAACGCGACCAGGACGTCCAGGCACTGATGGAAGCCCCGCACAAGCTGCGCAAGGGCATGGCACCGCGCTAGGGCTTGGTCCCGCGCAGCCCGCGGATATAGCCCTGCAGGCCGTTCACCTGGTCGGCCCATCCTGCAGCATCTTTTCCCACCGCGCCAAGTCGACGTCCAAGGCTTTCAGTTCGGCTGAGACACTCTCCAAATAGGCCGATCCAGTCGGGGCTGGCACCATCAGATCGGCCGCCGGCGCGGGAAGCCTCGGCACGCCGGGCGGCGAGCTGCTTACGCAGGCCGTCAACCCGAATGAAAGCAGCGTCGCGATCACGCTCAACCTGCGCCAGCTTTGCTTCGACTTGCTGCCGCACCAGCAGGTCACCGCGGTGTTTTGCATCAGCACGATCTCTTTCCTCCTGCCATCCGCGCTCGATCGCGGCCTGGCGCTTCTCAATTTCAGCCTGCCTGACGTCACCACCAGCCCGGAACTGGTGGGCCCCGTACACCACGACGCCCGCGCTCAGCACCAGCACCACCGCGGCGCCGCCGATCCACGGCGCGGCCATCTTCCAGAAGGGGTTCATGGCGTGTTCAACCATTCAGGGACGCGCGCAGGCGCGGGCGGTGCCGGCGGCGCCAGCACCTCTTCCACCTTCTTGACCGCCGTGCTGGCCGACTTCGCTGCAGCCGTGGCCTTATTTGCCGCCGTGCCCGCCTTACTGGCAGCACCCTTGGCAGCCTGGATGGCGTCGTCCGCCTGCTTCACAATGGGAGGCAGCCGGTCTTTGATGACCACCATCAGGTCCTGGTTGATTGCCTGCATGCGGCCAATCTCGGCTTGGTGGGCGGCGTCGGCCGCATTCAGGGATCGGTCGAACCAGACATACAGCGGCGCGCCGAAGATCATTCCGCCCAGGCACAAGATGCCCAGATAGGCTGCCCAGGCCTTCAGACTGCGCAGCAGATAGCTCGCGCGCTCAGCGTCGCAGCGGCATATCCGCTCAATGACTTGTCCCATGATCCTCTCCCATGTCGTCCTCGCTGGCAGGAGGCGGCTCACCTGTCAGTTGAGCGATGCGCACGCGCGCCTCATGCAACTGGTACTTGATCAGGCGCATATCGCCCTTCATCGATGCCCAGTCGGCGCGCATTTCCTGAAGCTGCCGATCGAGATCGATCGCACGCATCTTCCATTGGTCCCGTTCCGCGGTGATCGTGGCCAGCGCGCCGCCCGAAGCCGCAGCGCTGGCGACGCTGTTGTCCAGCATCCGCATGAGCAGCGGCACCAACCACTTGCCGACGAAGCCGGTAACCAACAGCGCCAGGCCTGCGTAGATTCCCTTTTCGAAATCCATCGCTACCCCGCCGACGTGCCGGCGGCGCGGCCCTTCCAGTCCCGCGGGATCTGGAAGTGCGGGCCGTCCTTGAACGTCTTCCATCCACCTCCCCATTCCACCGGCACGCCAAGCTCCGCGGCGCAGGCCTTCACCACGTCCGCCAGGCTCTTGAACTGGGCCCAATCATTCCAAGGGATCGCCCCGCCCACCAGCGGGGCCAGGTCGACCGCGTGGCCCAGGCCATCGGCCTGCGGCAAGTGGTAGCTGTCCATGGTCTTGCTCACACCCTTGGCGACGTATTCGCGCTGCTGCGCCACGGTGCGCACGCCCTCAACCACCGTGAAATCCACCGGCGTATGCTGGATCGCCAGCTTCACGACGTCAACCAGGTCAGGATGCACGCCCACCAGCCGCGTCAGGCTTCGCTGCGATAGTTGGAAATTGCTCATTGCTCACGTCCCCTCTAGGCGTAAAAAAACCCGCCGAAGCGGGAAATATTGCGGATTATTCAAACAGGAAGTAGCAATGGGCCTACTGTCACTCCTGCTGGCTTTCGGTGTCGGCTTTCTCTTCGAGAAGACCCAGCACAGCAACGTTAATAGGTTGCTGGGTGACCTGTCTTACCCCGTCTACATCCTCGAAATTCCCGTTTTCTCCTTATTTCGCACAAGCGGTTTTACGCCCTCGCCGACCGCAGCCATTTTGGCTGTTTTGGGAATCTCAGTCCTGACCGTCTATCTAATTGAAAGGCCGATTGAGAGATTCAGAAAGGCCTATGTCGACAAGGCACTGGCCCGTCAAGCCGGCCAACGTATGCCTTCCACCTCCGCAATGGACGTCGCATCATGAATCGCGTCGGTTAGTGCCCGGGCGATTTCGTCCGCGGCATTCAAATGCGCCAACAGGGCGCTAAGCAGGGAGCCCAGACTAGCGACGTCTACCGACACAAATCGGCCTTCAACGGTTGCAATGGGAACGCTTGCGACCGTGAGCGCCTGGAGCTGCAGGCCAGTTGCCAGCCCAAAAATGTGGGTGCGAGCGGCCAGATCGGAGGCAAACGAGGTTTGGTGGACCTGGAAACCGCCCTTGAGCGAAGCTTGGCGCCCCGCTTCAACTCTCGCCAAAGCTGTCGACTTAGCATCCTCCAGCGATGTTGGAGCCTTCAGGAGCGCCATCGCGTCCGCTTCTGAGATAGGGACCGCATCAGTAGGAATGAGATGGTCCTGAGAACCGTCATCCTCAAATGCCAACACATCGTTCTTGTGCTTGAAGTATTTCAACGCAATCTCCTAACGAAGCTCAACCCAGGCCAAAAGAGAACCCTGGACGACATCCAATTTGTAGGGTTGCCCAGGCGGAACCACGCCCTCGCAACAAATGCTCCACTGGGTCGGGTTGGCATTCGTCACGAGGGCGTTAATGCCTACCCCCACGGCGGGGCTTCCCACCAGCAGTGCGATGGAAACAGTGCTATTCGGGACAGTGCCCGACACGGTCGCTGACACCATGATGGGTTTATTTGTACTGTTGGTATAGGTCACTCCTACAGCCCGACTAGCAGTCACATTCGTCCATGCTTGGCCGATTCCAAGACCAGGACCCATCGCGACCCAATTTGCCCCGCCGGAATCGGGATTGGCAGTATTGTTATCGGCCAAGTTAAGCCAGAGCCCGGTGCCCGCTGCATTGGCCAGCACTGCACCCTTCGGATAGCCGCCAACGGACGCGGCAAACGCTGCATCGTAGGGATAGCTCCCGCCAGCTTGGGTCCAACGCACCGCCGCGCTAAGAAAATTCAGGATGCCGTTGAAATCTGCGCCGTAGGGTGGCACACCGCCGGCCGCCAGGGGTGTCATCGTTAACGGCGGAAATCCGTCCGTGAATGATGCGCCGCCGGGCGTCACACCGATTTGCGACGCGACAGGGATAGTGTTCTTGGTGCCGCTGTCCGCAAATGGTACGGCGGATTTGCTGGGTGCGTTGCTAACCTGCATGGATGAGCCCCGAAGAAGTGAAGAAAACGCCGGATCCAAAAGGCTGCATCAGCGCTTCATTGAATCCGAAAGTGGTGGGTAGGTCGACCTGTAGAACGTTGGCCAGGACTGCGGCCGGCTTTGGAATTGCCCCCGATTGCGTCAGGATGGCGATTTCGTAGGGTTCGAGCGCGAACTCGAACACGTATCTGAACTCCATCTTCCCCGTGTCCGACACATAGCACCGGCCGCGGCCCGCGAAGAGGTTGGACAGCAGCCGGTTCAGGCTCGGAGATGTGCAATCCGAGATATTGGCCAGCGCCTTGACCAGGATCAGCTTGCGATAGGCATCATCGGCAAGCCGATAGGTCTGCGTTGCCTGGGCCCCGGTGTAAAACGGCGCCTGGTTGAAGGGCTGCCAGCTGATGGCCTCTTCGTAGCCGAGATAGGTGACATCGCCCGGGACCGTCAGCATGCGCCCGATGCCGACGATCCTGCCCCATATGTCCAGCCCGAAGCCCTGCGCCGTCTCCACGTTCCATACGAAGTTGTAGAAGGCATCGAAATCCGTGTCCGGATTGATGTAGTCGTCCATGTTGTTGGCCAACTGGACGAGCGTCGGGCTGTTCGAGTACTGGCTGATGATGGTCCGCGCCACCAGCCCGGGGTTCGGTTGCACACTCATACCAAGGTCACCGCAATGTCGGCAGCCGACACAGTCGGGCGCCGGTTGATAGGCACGGTCAGGCTGGCAGCCGTCGGCGTGGTGTCGCCAAGCAGCAATGACAGGATCGATACCGAAGCCCCCAGCAGCGACACGGGTGCATAAAAGCGGCTCGCGTAGATAGTGGAACCGATCCGCGTGCGCTGTCCGCCGTCGGTGCCGTTGAAGGCGGCAATGATGGCCTGCTTGGTCAGGGCCACGATGTTCGAGGGCAGCGCCGGATTGTTAGCCAGCTGCACCGCGAACTTCACCGGCAGAGCGGCGGGGGTTTCCCACTTCACCACATAGGACGGGTACGGATAGGAATAGCCGTCCCGATCCCCGACCGTGTACGACGTGTTGCCGTTGTAATCCGCGCCGTTGCTCTTCTTGCGCCAGATTGCCGAAGCGATATCCGCCGCCTCTCCGCCCACCACCGCCACCCAGATGGAATGCGGCACGAGCGACACGCCGCCGATTGTCTGGGCGATGGACAGGTTGTTCTCCGTCACATAGACGTCGATGACGCCGTCCAGGTTTGCGACCGCAGCATAGATGGACTGGAGCGAGCTTCGGGCATTGATCGCCACAGACTGGCGCCGCCGCTCTTCGAACTCGGCGCGCGATTCCACATTGCTGCCCACGGTGCCCGCGTCCGCATTCAAGACCGAGTCCCACCCAGGGATGGCCTGGTAGATCTGGTTCAGCGTGCCGGCCGCGCAGCTGATCGGGCCGTTGACCGAGCAGGAAAACGGCAGGTCAATGCTGCCCGAGGCTGGGATGGTGCCGGCCTGCGTGCACAGGTAGATATTGCCGTCGACCGCCTGAGCGCGCGCGCCCACCGGGATCGTGACGCCCGTCAATCCCATGCAGGTTGCGACCACGGTGGTCGCCGTGCCGGGCTTGCGGTCAAGGAAGTAGATGCGGCCAATGGCGTCCTGCATCCGGCCGGCAGCGAAGGCCGGGTCCACCTGGTTCACATACGAGGCGAATTCGCTGTTCTTGTCGCCGATGATCGCCGTGGTGGTGCTGGCTAGCTGGCCCTGGGGCGTCTCCAGGTTCTTGTTCAAGCCGCCACCGAAGGCGCTATCCATGTCCGCCAGCACGCCATCCAGGATCTCGGATTCTTGAGGCAATACGAGGCCTTCCGGCGTGAACTGCACGCGCGGTACTTGGGAGGTAGCCATGGGGTCCCTAGAAAGTGATGGTCGACGTCATGCCGTTGGTCAGCGTGACTTCGACATAGCCGCTCAGGCGGCGATTCTCGAATGCGGTGATGGTTGGTACGGCATCGGCCACGTCCGGAACGGTCAAGGCCGCGGCGCGCAGCCGTTCGCGCACCAGCGCCAGGGGCGGCAACTGGCCCAGCACCTCGGTCCAATACGGTATGCCCTTGGCCGTGTCATAGAACAGTTCACCGCGGAACAGCTTGATGGCGCTGGCCACGTCCTGCGCCACCGCATAGGGGTTCGACGCCCTCGCGATGTTGCCGCCCGCGTCCAGGACCAGATCCCAGACCGTCCGGTCGAGTAAGAGAGTGTTCATATCGGCACTCCCCCAGTCCCAGTTCCGCCAGAGTTTTCGTGGCGGTGCGAGCTGCCGACATCCTTGCCGTTGTTGCGCAACGTGCCGAGCGTGTTCATGTTGCCCTGCCAGGTCGAGGTGCCGCCGTAAGAACCGGCACCCTGTTGCACCGTGCCATTCAGCACAATCTGCGGCGAATTCAGGGCGCACTGCTCGCTGGCGTTCACCTCGACATTGGGCGCCACCACTGTCACCTTGGAAGGCGACACCACGTTGATACCACCCGCGGTGAACTGGACATACTGCACCGGCGCGCCGTTGAGCATGCCTCCAAAGTAGAGGCCGTCGGCCATGTCGTGGGTGCGCCAGGACCCGGGGTTCGCTTGCTGCTTGCTGGCCTTGACCGCCGACAGGTCCCGGTTGGCGAATGCCGCCATGCCGATGTCCCCGACCTTGGGGTCGAGAATCACGGCGTCGGTGCCCCCCTGCAGCCGGAAATACGGCAGCTGGAACAGCTGGCCATGCGGCAGCGCATTCCCGTTTCCGTCCAACTGGTTCACCAGCGGCTGCACGTCGACAAAGCCGACCGGCGACACCCCGCCGTTGTTCGTCACCGCGGTCACGCGCACTAGCGTGCAGGTGTTCAGTCGGTTCAGCATCTGCGTCACCAGGAAGGTTAGCGCCCCATAGTTCTGCTGGCCGTCGGCCGCAGCAGCTTGGCCGGCGTGCCCAAATTGAGAATCAGCCATTGATCGGTCTCTGGCAAAGGATTTTTGACACCCAAGCCCCCCCAGGGACTTCCGCTTCTAGCTGGTGAACAATGCTCACAACGATCCACTCGCCGTGGGCAGCTTCAACCACAGAAATCACCTGCACCAGGTTTCCTAAGCCGAGCTGCGGCGTGTACAAAACGGAAAATTCCACCCCACCGCCTGTGAAGGTCGGATAGCCCAACAGGTTCCTGCCAGCCTCAATCAAAATCGGCTCTGCGGCCCGGGTGCCGGAAAGCGGCCAAATTGCCAGAATTCCACGATCGATCGCATAGTTGAACCGGGCGGAACGGGCGCACGCCTTCAATTGCTCCAATGCGGTACCAGGGAAGTACGGATTCGATAGGGCAACATCGACCCCATTGTTTTGAAACGCCAGATTCATGGCTTTGGCCAGGTCTTGCGCTACGGCAGAGGCTTGAACCGCGCCGCGGTAGCTGCGCGCGTTGGTCGGACGCACCGCTTCAAACGCAGCGGCCAACGCCACCACGTTAAAAACCACTTCCGGCGCTTGGTTGTAGTCGGCCCACGCCTGGGCAATCGTGCCCTCATAAACCACCGTCAGCGCGCCTGCACCCGCATCACCAGCGGCCACCAGAATTCGGTTGTTACGCCTTTCGGTCAGGATGGGGCCAATCACCGTCAGCTTGTTGATCATGTCCTGCGGCAGGCCGAAGATGCGAAGCTGCAGCTGCGCCTGGGCATCGCCGTTGTATGCGACCACAGCGACTTGTACGCGGTAGCCGGATAGCGTCTCGCTCGGCCCCGCGGTGCTGCCAAACTCACCTTCGGCCAGGCTGATCGTTACGTCGATGCGTCGTTTGACAAAGCTCATAGATCAGCCTCTTCCCGGTACATAAGCTGAAACCGGCCGCCGAAGCCTGTATAGTCCGGGTCGTCCCTCCCTTGAGTGTCAATGAAGGCCAAGTCCCCAATGAACCCGCTGTAGCTCTCACGAATCAGCCAAACTCGGTCGTGGCAGAGCACCGCCATCGCGACAGGCGCGTGGTTCACCAGCAGGTCGAGGAAAACCCCCGTGGACTTCTGGTAAACGCTGACCTGGCAATTCTGCCCACCCAGCACAACGCTACAGGCCTGAGATGGAACCGCGCGCAATGGGATCTGCCTCATTGAATATCTCCATCAAGCGGCACAGCATCGATGGCGGTCGGCTCTGGTACTGGAATCGCTTGTACTTGGCCGTTGCTGCGTTCTGGGGCGCCATCCGGCTCAGCAGTCTGGGCGACCGCTGCCCTGGGGATCTCCCGAACTTGCTCTACGTAGAGGCTCACGAGCAACTGGCTTGGCCCCGTCCGTGAGCTACGTTCATAGGAATACCCCACGACGTTCGCCGTCTGATACACGATCTCAGGCGTCACGACAGAAAAGAGGCTCAGGCTGCTTTTGAGCGCTGCGAGTTGGGCGAGAAACGCTCCACGGGAATTCATATCCCCACTGTGTGCAAATCTCAGCTCTGCGTCATACGGCGTGTCGACCTTGTTGAACGACGAAAAGGTGCCTTGTTCCACCGGGAAACTGGAAATTCGCGAGCCATCTCGAAATCGAATGCCAAGGAAGGTATCGAACTCGATCACGCGCTGGCCATCCTGGTTGTACAGCCCCCACCGTGGAATTCCAAATAAGAACGCAGCAAGGGCCCCCAACCCCAGATTGGCCAGTTCGGATAGAGATGGGAGAGTCAACCCGCGCAGCACGGCAGGCACGCCCGGAACCTGCGGCACATTCGGAAATTCAATCAGCGGCATCAGAACATCCCTGTGTTCGACTGGTTTACCAAGCTCTGGCTACTCCCCAGATCGCCCAAGTCCCTGGCGATACCCTTACCGTCGGTCGCCTGCGTGTTGATGGTCACTGGCCCGTGGATGTTGACCTCGTGGTTGTTCTCGGTGTTAAGCGGCATAGGCTTCGCCCCGGACTGCGCTGCCAGCGGCGATGCCTGGGCTGACGCGGCCGTGGCAGAACCCGCGGAAGCCTCGATGCTCGCGATGTGCGCCGCACCATACAACGCGGCTGCTGCAGCGCCGCGCTTCTCCGCTTCGCCGTCGCGGTCCTTGGGCCGCTCGTAGTACCGCGAAACCGCATCGCCAGCCTGCTGGGGAGTTTTGGCCGCTTGCAGCTTCTCCATGGCCGTGCGCTCCGTGTTGCGCAGCTCCCAGTCCACGAACGCCAACTGCTGGGCCAGCGTCGCGTCCTTCAGGTCAATGCCGAAGGCTTTCTTGAAGTCAGCCTGACGCACCGGGTGCCATTGACCAACCCCTACGGCCTGCCCGTTATCACCCACCGCCTTCGGGTTCAGGTTGCTTTCCGCCATCAGGTTCGCCACGATTCCGGACGCCTGCTCGCGCGAGTAACCCTTTCCTTCGAAGAACTTGATTGCGTCCATAGCGCCCTTGTTGCCGCTCTGGTAGGCCGGATTGTTCAAGGCGTTCACCTGCACGTTCTCGCCCTGGTTCAGCGACTTGCTGTAGGTGGCAAGCGCCACGCCGCCGGCCACGGTGGCGATTGTGCCCAGGGCGGCGACGCCAGCAGCACCAGACGCCCCACCGATAAGCCCAAGCGAGGCGCCAATGGACGCCAATGCAGTCGCCAATGACGCCATAGGCGCCACGATAGACAGGATTTTCAGTGCCGCCAGGCCGATCAGGACATTCTTCCAGCCGCCCACAGCCTGGGCCCCTTGGTCTGCCTTCTCGACTAGCTTGCCCACGCCGTCAATCATGCGGTCGATCCACTGCACGATTTGCTGGCGGTTCTGCAGGAAGTAGTCCCCCACTTTCTGGGCCGCCTTCAGCAACTTTTCGAAGGTTGGGATCAACGCGATCAACACCTTCGTGCCGACCGATTCGAAGGTATCGCGCAAGTCCAGGTAGATGTTGCGCAGCCGCTGGGCGTCCTGTGCATCCTTCGCCGTGATCGAGGATCGCTTTTCCTGCGCCACCACCAACTGCTGAATGGCAGCAGGCCCCTGCTTGATCAGATCGAACTGATCGTCCGAGATTCCCATCATCTGGGCCGCCAGCGCAGCGCGGGCCCGGTCGGTCTTGTAGATCTCCGAAACAATGCGCGAGCGCGCCAACAGGTAGCTATTGCCGTCCTTCAGGTCCTCGACCTTGCCGCCGAACTGGAAGAACGCCGGCAACGTCTCGGCCGACATACCGCGGCGGAACTTCGCCACCTCGCTGGCCGACTGGCGCAACTGGGCGGTGATGCCTTCCGCCGACCCGCCCGCGCGCTCGGCGGCCCGCTGCCAGGCCTGAAGGCGCTCGGTGCTCATGTCCAGGTTCTTGGACATCTGCCCCAGGCCAGCCGCGCCGCTGATGGTGTTCGCGGTGAAGTTTTTCAGGCCCACGCCGGCAGTGAACACCGCCAGCAGCGCCAGGGCCTCGTTGCGCATGCGGCTGAAGAACATGGCGGCCTGTTTGCCATTGGCCTCCATCGTCCGCGCAGCCCGGCCAGACTCATCCGTCGTATGTTTCAGCGAACGGTCGACCTCGGCCACGCCCTGCTTGAATCCTTTGGCGTTCAGCTTCAGCTCGACGAAGAGCGCATCCAGAACGGTGGCCATTGCTACTTCCTCACTTCGGATAGCACACGCCTGTTGTGCGCGTCTACCGCGATCACCTCAAGCAGGTTGTAGAGATCCTCGGCCCCGTACACGGTCTGCAGGTCGTGCAGCATGTGCGGGTGCCGAGAGATAACCGCGGCGACGTTGGGCGGCACGTTGGCGTAGCTGATCAGCCGGTGGTTGCCGCCGTGCCAGGACTGGACGCCGTAGTCGATTGGCCGGCGGCTGGCGAAAAATCCAGGTGAAGCGCCACAATCTCGCGGCGCAGGAGCAACCGCGTGGCCACTTCCTCGATGTCTTCGTCATCCAGCCGCCGAGAGCCGGCCCGGCCCATATCCAGCTGCACGCATTCCATCATCTTGTCGAAAAGCGGCTTAGCCTGTTCGAACTTCAGGCTGTTCAGCGCTTTCAGGCCGACGGATGCCAAGCCGGCCAGGCCAGCCTGGGCGATGTTGTCCGGGATCTGGACTCCAGCATTCATGAGCGCGAACAGCGCGCGGCCCGCCCAGTCCTCGGCCTCGGCGGCCGACAGCTCAGTGATCAGGAACGCCTTGCCCTTGTCTCGCCCGGCTGCGGTGATGGTGATGGTCTTTTGCTTACGGGCCATATCACACCACCGCCGGGCTGACGTCTTGCCAGGTGATCTGGAACGTCATGGGCTGGAGGATCGCTCGGGCCGTGGGCACCGGTGGCGCCTGGGTCAGCACGCCGCGCTGCAGAGTATATTTGCGCTCGAGCGAAGGAATCGCGAGGGTGCCATTGGCGAAGAACACCTCGCGCGACGTTTTCATCGCGGCTATCCACACCTCGAAAATCACCTTCGACGGCGAATCAGCCTGGATCGTAATGGTCTGGATGACCGGCTGCGGGGTATAGCCTGCAGACATCCGGCCATCCACACCCATTACGGCCTGGGCAAGCTGCACCGCGTCGAACGCGAAGGCGTCGTCGGTCGCATAGCCCTCGATCTTGCGCGGCACCGCGAAAACGGTGCCCACGCCCAGCATGAGGACGGAATTGGCACTGGTCAAAGTCGTCATGATGTGTTGCCCTTACAGGACGGCCAGCGAGGCCAGGGTGATCTGTTGGACGGAACCGCCGTCCATGTACCAGAACGTCATCGGCGGCGTGCCGCGCGCTTCACGCACCTGGGGGCTGGCATCCTTGATCTGCAAGTACCAGCCGCGGGTCTGGAGCGTTTCATCGATTTCCACGCCGGCCTGGTTGTTCACCTGGGCCTTCTGCTGCGCAGACAGCGTCACGCCAGCGCGGATGGAGCCGAAGTTCACGCCCGCGTTGATCGGGTCCAGGCAGGCCGCGTCGATCAGCGTGTAGCCGTCCAGGTTGTAGGGGATCGAGTTCATCTGCGTGAGCAGCGTCATCAGCGCCTGTTGCAGCGCGGCGTTCTGCCAGATCTGGTTCACATAGGTGTCGATCCACTTCCAGTTGCCGCTGATCTGCCCGGGGTAGAAGAAGCGGAAGCGGTCATTGCTGGTCGCGTAGTCGCCATAGAAGTTGTAGCCGTTGTCGATCAGCGTCTGCGCGGTCGTGGCGTCCGTCACCGAGAACGCCAGGCCCGACTGGCTCTTGAAGGCCAGGGTGATCCGGCCATTGGTGCGAGCGAAGTCGATCGCGGCCACCGCGCCCAGGACGAACGCGGCATGCTGGATGTCCTTGAAGACCGGAACCGAGCCGGAATACTCGTTCGCCGCCAAGCGCGCGGCCCAGCTCGTGGTGCTGCCCTGCTGCGTGGCTGCGACGTCGGTATCCCAGCCCACGTAGACGTAGCGGTTGCCCTGGCTGTTCGTCCACGCCGAGAAGGCGACCTTGCCGTCCGTATCGGGCTCGAACGTGGTCATGAACGACGCCCAGTTCTGGGTGAGGTCCGTGATCGCGCCCATGTTTACCGCCTGCACGCCGGCCGCCGCGCCCTGCGACAGCACCGCTCCAGTGGCCTGCGTCAGCTTAATACCGGCCGCGATCGTGCCACTGCCATAGCTGACGGTGCTCGCCGCGCCATCGGTGGCCGAGGTGATCACGAATGCCGAACGCTGGGCGTCATAGGTGCAGGAAGCACCGAACGACGTGAACGCGGCCTGGATGATCGAGGCAGCATTCGAGAAGCTGGTGGCGGCCGACAGGGTGATGGTGCTGGACGTCTTGGCCGTTCCGTCAACCGTCACGGTCAGCACGCCGGTCAGGGCCTGCAGCTGCGCCAGCGTGGTCGAGGCCATCGAGCCGCCGCGCACGTATGCAGCGACCGCCTCGCCCGGGTACTGGGCGAAAAGCAGGTTGCCGGGCTTGCGGGTCGAGTTGTCGAAGCCGTTGAAGTAGATGCCGGCCAGGGTTGCCTCGGTCGACGTCGGACCGAAAAAACGCTGCACATCGCGCGCGGTGGCGAAGCTTTGGACGGTGCCGACTGGCACGGCCGTATCGTGGGTCAGGATCAGGCCGTTCAGGTCGAGCGCCGATCCGCCGGCGCCGATCACGCCAGGGACGACCTGGACGATTTCACTGGCGGGAATGGACATAGCTTTAAGCTCCCGGAGGGTAGGTAGTGTCGACCTCGACGAGGTCCACGTGGAGTTCGTCCGCAAACTGCTGCGGCACGGTGATGGATGGGTTGAACTGCAGGACCGCGTCGACTGACCAGCGTTCCAGGTACTGATGCTCACCGGTGCTAAACGGCAGTTGCCGCGGGTCACCGGTGTAAAGCGGCTGCGCGCCGCTCGCCTTCAATGCATCGCAGCCGTATGCACTGCGCAGTGCGATGGATACCGCCACGGCCATGTCCTGCGCGCTGTCCCCGTAACAATCGACCTGCACGGTCCATTGCGTGGGCCTCGTCAAGGTCATGGTGCCGGCGTCAGGCACATCCGCATACGTGGTGCGGGGTTGGGACAGCGGCGGCGCCAAGAACGGCGTCAGGTATACGTAGCGGCCCTTCGGCGACGGCACGCGGTTTTGCTGCCCCCGCACAACCGCGACCTGGTCACCGACGATGACCTGGACGAACGCGCCCAGCGCCTCCACCAGCGCGTCCTCGGTGACGGAAACGGGAATGCTCATGGTGCCGCGTCCATCTGAAGGGTCACGCCAACCTTGCACCAGTCGGGCCAGGTCTCGAAGACCACAGTCACCAGCCAGACCTGGCCGCCGAAGACCAGCAGATCGCCACCCTTGGCCAGCGGTCGCACGACGCCCTGGGTGTCCCCGAACATGTAGACGCTGCGCTGCACCCCCTGGATGTTCTGCGCCTCGATGTGCGACAGGTCCTTGCCGCTGAGCGGCTGTACCTGCAGGCGCGCCGCCGCGTCTGGCTTGTACTTCGGCACCTGCTTGCGGCCGGCGCCGATCTCGTAGCCGTCGCTCGCGCGCAACGTGCCATCGATCATCGGGTTGACCGCAGCGATGATCGGGCTGGCGATTCCGTGCAAATTCATGTGTCGACCTCGTAGTCCACGCTGTTCATCATGTGGCCGGTGTCGACCAGAGGCTTTGCGAAGCCCTTGCGAGCCACGGTGACAGGCGCCAGCGGCGGGCTATCCAGGTGCCGGATGGACTCCTGCAACTGGCCCTTGATCCCTTCGCCCATCTGACCCAGCGTTTTGTCGATGTCGTAGTCGTTGTTCTTGGCCACCGCACCCAATGCCCGCGGCCAGTCCTTTTGCCGCTCAGAAATCATCTGGCGGAAGAACGGCCGCGGGGGCTGGTTGCGATCAGGGCGGCCAAACTCGTTGATGGCTGCCACGAGAGCAACCGGCGTGCCATCCGGGTAAGTCGCACCTTCCAGGAAGCCGACGCGCAGCGATCCGCCGTCGCCCATCTTCTTGGCCATCTCTTCCAGCCGCCGCACCAGAGCCTGGCCGCCCTTCAGCTCTACGGCCGCCATGGGAACACCACGGGGACGGCGTACCCGGTCGGCGCCGGCCGATAGCGGCCCACCCGGTACTTGGCCGTGGCCTCCCAATACTGAGCGCCGTAGCCGGTCTGCGCGTACCACTGCGCCGATCCCGGCGCCACGTTGTACTCGGCCGATACCGACACCGAGCCTTCGGTTGCGCTGCTGATGCGGCCCACCAGCGGCCGCGGGCCCTGGCCGTTCTCGCCATAGCTCAGCGCTGCCACGTGGGCTGTCAGCAGGTATAGGAGCACCTTGCGCTCGTCGACGTCACAGACCGCGCTGCTGTCCTTATTGCTCAGGTACAGCGTGGCCATGCTGAAGGCATGGTTCAGCTGCTGGTCCGTGAGCGTGGCGAAGGACGGGTAGATCTGCCGAAACTCGGCAGGGTCAAAGACGACGACAGCCATGGGCCGCTCCTATTTCTTCTTGCCTTCGTACTTCTCCGGCGCGATGCCGGCGGCAGGCTTCTCGGGGTCCAGACCTTCAAGCCCGGACACTTCGTCCTTGCGCTCCTTGGCCTTGGCCACGGCGCCGCGCTCGCTGCCCTGGGCGAAGATCATTTCCTTCTTGAGCGGCTGGAAGTCGGCATACAGCTTGGTCCAGGATTCCCAGAAGTCAGCCTGCACTTCGGTGAAGCCGTGGCCGGCGATGGCATCGGGATGGTTGGCACCGTTCAGGGTGACGGAGGGAGCGCCCGGGATGTCCAGGATCAAGCCATTGGGCAGCTTGCATGCAACGGTAACGGTCGACATTTCTCTTCCTCGAATAAAAATGGGGCGCCGGTTGGGCGCCCCTGTTCGTTGCTGACGGCTTGGCTTACACGCCGATCATGCCAGCGATGGCCATGGGGACCTTGATGATGGCGCCCCAGGTGCCCTGCGACTTCTTCTGCTTGAAGCTCGAAGTCTCGCGGACGATCGCGTGGGCGCGCATCTTCTCGGTGAAGGCTGCGGTGCCAACGTTCTGGCCACCAATCGATTCGGCGATGAGCTGCACCAGCTGGCCCGAGCCGGTCGCGTATTGCACGGCCGTTTCGACGGTCAGGTTGGGAAAGTTCTTCGCAAGCAGGTCGGCGACGTTGACGTTGTATTGGTTCGTCTTCGTCAGGTTGACTTCGATCTCGGGCGACATGCACAGCTTCAGCTTGTCGCGCCGCGTGACCAGGCCGCGCGTCTGCGACACCAGTTGCGCGAAGAGGCGCTGCGAGATGTCGTCGTAGACCGCCCCGCCATCCTTCGTGGCCCAGGTCGTGCCGGAACCGGTGCCGGTTGCGCCCGGGGCGATCGGTGCCGACAGGTTCGGGTCGTTCAGCAGGCCGTAGTTCTGCAGGCCGGCGATGCCGAAGAAGTAGCTGTTGTCCTGGAACTTGTTCAGAACCAGGGCAGACGCGACATTCAGCTCCGATGCCCAGTTGATCTTCGCCTGGCCGGCCATTTCCAGCTCGCGCTCACCCCATTCCGTCATGGTCTGGTAGTGGTACGACTGGCGCTGGGGGAAGTTGGCGTTCGCGCCGGCGCGGCCGTTGTTGTTGAAATCGCCGTAGGACGACACTTCGCCCGTGGATTCCACCACCGGGAAGGTGGCGGTCAGGGTGGTCCAGTCGCCTTTCTTCGACTCGCCCAGGATCACGGCACCTTGCATCGGCGTCGTCAGCACGCGCACCAGTTCGGGATCGACGTAGTTCAGCATGTAGCTCGGGATGCCCGAGTTGCTGACAGTGACCAACGGGCCGGCCGCATCCATGGCCAGAGCGTAGTCGTGGCGGTACTCGTCGGGCAGGTAGTCCATGGCGCCCGGGAACACGATGCCGAAGTGCTTCTCCAGCAGCGCGAGGTCTTGGTTTCGTTTCATGTCTTACCCCAGGTTGTAGGAGGTCATCTTGATGAGAGCGCCGATCGCGCCCGCACTGCCGACGAACATGTTGGTTTCGGTGTGGCCCGCGATCGTGGCGCCGGCGGCGCCGGTCGATACCGTGCCGTCGGTGTTGGACGCGAAGACCTTCTGACCGATGGTGGCCGCCGTCTTCGTGGCGACCCAGAAGTCACCCCCGTTGTGCAGCGTGACGCCCAGGCCGACCGGGATGAGCATGGTGGACTCGGCCAGGAAGACCGTGATGACGCCCTGTTGCTCACGGTGCACGAAGCCGGTGGGCACGCCGGAGCCGGCGTTCGTGACCTTGCCGGTGGCATCCGCCCAGGCGAAGCGACCAACGGTCACGCCTGCGGTGTCAGCCACCAAGGCGCCCTGGCCTGCCAAGACGGTCGAACGCGGGTTGGAGCTGGCGAAGTCGCCGGCAACCGCGGCGGCCGGTTCGATGTAGACCTGTTTCTGGAAGCCCATGATTAGATCGCCTTGGGAATATGCGGGAAGCGTTCACGGAAGCTCTTCTGAGCCCCAGCATCCAACGCCATACGCGGGGTTTGGGGAGCCTGGTCTTGCGCCAGAGCCATCTTGACCAGCGCGCGGTACGCCGTGGGCGGCGTATCGGTCAGGTCGACGCCCTTGGCGTCCAGGGCCATTTTGTAGACCGCCTCGGCCGAGTCCTGGGCGACGATCTCGCCGAGGATGGGCCGGCATTCCTGCTCGGCAGTGCGGATATCGGTCATGCGCTTGACGGCAGCCTGCTCGCCCGCCTTCTGGGCCTTCGACAGGGCGGCGTCCATGGCCTGCTGGGTCACGGGCTTGGCGGGCGTGCCTTCCGTGGGCGGCGGCTCGTCTTTGGCGGCCGGCGGTTCGCCCAGGGCGGCCATGACGCGCGCGGCTTCGTCCGGGCCCAGCTTCTCGCCCAGCATTTCGCGGATCTTGCCCATCAGCTCGTCATCGTTGCCCAGGGCGTCCGGCGCGGTGGCGTCGTCTTCGTCTTCGCCGATCGGCGCCACGTCCGGGGCGGTGAACACCTCGATGACCTCTTTCAGGTCTTCCAGATCGGCGTCCTGCGCCAACTTGCCCTTGAAGTGGTTCTGCATGGCGCGCACGATGCGCGGCAGTTCCGATTTCAGGCTCTTGCGGCTGACGCCCTTCAGGAAGGGGGTCAGGTCGCCCAGTGCCGCGTCCTGGGCCAGCCGGGGCCGGATATGCGCCCCGAGTGCCCCGGCGACGACGGCGGCGGTTTTGCTCAGTTTCATTTTCGGGATCTCCGAAGGGTTGAGGGTACTGCTGTCGCCTACGACGACGTCCGGGCCTGCGCGGCCCACTTCGACAAGCGCGACGTGATTGCCGCGGATGTCTCGCATCACCCCGTCGTATGCGACGCCCTCATACATGCCGGGCGTCATATCGGCACGGTAGCGATAGGCGCTCGAAAGCTCCTTTTGCTCATCTGACTCGATAAGCGCGATCGCAACGGCGTCCCATACGACGAGGGAATTCTTTAGGTACGGCGCCAGGTATCCGGCGTTCGAACCGGTGGCCCCGACCACGAATTCTTTCTGCGGCTCGGCGGCCGAGACGGGGATGTGCTTGGACAGCAGCGGGATGTTGTTGAAGGTCGGCGCCGCGCGCGCCAACTCTTCAGGGTCCCGCAGCAGGAAGTAGATGCGGTTGGGGTCCAGCCCCAGCGTCTCCCATTCCGGGATCTCGCTGCCGCGGTACGGGTTGACCGTGGCCTTGCTGATGTTGCTGATCTCGACGTGCATCCGGCCGTCCACGTCGATCCGGCGGACGGTGGCGCGGTCGAAGGCCAAGCCGTGGTGGTTCTGCTGGTTCATTCTTCGAATCCCGGGATGATGCTGATGGCCACGCAGCGGCAATTGGGCAGCTCGCCAGGGCGGATGTACTCGCCGTCGATGAGCATGCCCTTGTCCACGTCGTAGACCTGGCCGTCGGCTTCCTGGTGCGACTTGCGCGGGTGCTTGCCGCCGCGCGAGTGCCGCCACTTGGCTTGCTTGATGCCCAGGCCCTGCTGGCGCACGCGCGTGATGGTGGCCGTGGCCTTGTTGTTCTGGTCGCGGGCGATGAATGCCGCGCGCCGCTTGGTGATGCCGTACCGCTTCTGCAGGTCCTCGACCAGCCCTTCCAGGTCGCGGCCCTGCGTGACCGACCGCATGACCATTCCCTGAACGTCCTGGAGGTGCTCGGCGGCGATCGACTTGATCAGTCCGACGTTCTCCTGCACGGTGGCCTGGAAGACGTCATTGGCCGCCCGCGTCAGCTGGAACTGCACGCTGAAGCCCTTCTGCCGCAGGGCGTTGCGCAGCGTGATGTCCGCCGCGCTCATTGAGCCTTCTGCGAACTCGCTGGCCACCGGCTGGGCCGCCTCATCGAAGCGGCGCTGCCACTGCTTGGCCAGGCGCCGCATCATCTTGGTCAGCGCCATGGCCGGGCTTTCGTCCTGGGCGATCTCCGGTACATTGCGCCGGTAGGCCGCCGTCAGCCAGTACACCAGGGACCGCTGCATCTCATCGATCAGGCGGTCCAGGCGCTTGCGGTAGGCCGCCTCGATCCCCTGGTTGGCGTGCACGGGGCGCAGCGGCACCTCTCGGCCAGTCGGGGATACGAGATCAGGCATTGGCGTCTTCCTGCGGTTCGTCTTCCACGGGCGGCGGCGCGCCGGGCACAGCATCCGGCACCCCGTCGTCGTCATCGTCGCCAAGGTCCAGCGAGTGGTAGCCGTTCGTCTCGTCCGCCGCCACGCGCTCGCGCTCTTCCTGCGGGCTGATGGTGCCGGAGTCGATCAGCACTGCGCCGGTGTCCGCGTCCAGCTTGCGCACCTCGGCCTGCTCTTTCTGGCTCAGCTGCCACAGCGGCACGAAGCTGAAGGTGATGTCGGGGTCGATCTCGCCGAAGGCGTCCAACTGGATGACCTCCAGGCACTGCTGCAGCGGGTCGCGGAACACAGCTTCCTGCACCGAGAGTATTTCGTCGTAGAACACCCGGATTTCACCGTCGGCGGTCGAATTCAAGCCGCTGGGGGTAATGCCGGTGTACTTCACCAGCGGGATGCCGGGCACCACGCAAAGCTGCTCGAGCGACTGGTTTTGCAACGCATCCAGGCCCGAGAGAGGCACGTTCTCGAAACCGAACTCCTCGGTGTCCTTGTCGATCGCATAGGTCCCGCGGTTGCTGCGGGTTCGATTGAAGACGTCGATCCGAGAAAAAACGTCATCCCCGGGCTCACCGGACAGCAGCGATTGCAGATTGCTCTTGAAGACCCCCACCGAAAAGCCGTCGATCAAGTTGGCGACTGCCTGGCGCGTCTTCAGCCAGTTGTTGACGTAGGGGATGGTCAACTGCGTCAGGGACATCCCGCCGAAGTTGTAGGACGGCTTCAGCAGGTCCGGCACCTCGCGCGACACAATGTTCAACAGGCGGCTCGAATGCACCTGGCGCCCCAGGACAAACCAGGACGTCGGCTTGTAGAAGTCCGGGCGCATCGGGTTGTCGCTGTTGTACAGGTATGGCGTGGTCCAGACCGGGTCGATGACCTTGAAGCCCGCCAGGGCGCCCTTGGTGATCTTCGCCGGGCTTTTGACCAGGATCGACTGCAATTCGTCAGGGTCGGCCCAGGCCAGCGTGCCGCTGGGCTTCTTCACGTCGATGTAGATCTGCGACCGACCGAACAGGCCATCCTGCAAGGCCGCCAGGCGGAACTTGGAGCGCAGGCGGTGCTTGCGCATGGCCTTCTCGATGACTTCGAGCTTGTCGCTCTTGTCGTCTTCGCCCTTCACTTCCAGCTTGATCCACTTCCGGGTCATCTCCTTGGCGATGACGTCGGACATCTTGCGGTATTCGGGTCGTTGGGACAGCTCGGCCAGGTAGGGGTAGCCGATGAAGCCCATCCCGGCGTAGGCCTCGCTCACGTAGGCGTAAACCGTCTCCATGGCCGAGTCCTGGGCCATCATGGCCTTTGTCATCGTGGAGGGGACTACGCCGGGAGCGACCGCGGGGCGCTTGAACTCGCCCACCGGCGCGGGCACAGGCTCGGCCGGCGCGATGTTCGCTTTCCCTAGAGCTTCCAGGCTGATCTTCATCCCAGGCTCGCGGCGCGCGGCCGGGGCCGGCGCAGGTGCCGCGGGGGCATTCCTGCGCAGGATCCAGTCGAGTAATTTCATGCACGCCTCATGGCTTCGGGGTTGATATTCATCGGTCGCTTGGTGATCAGCTCGGCGAACGCTCGTGAGAGGCCGTCGATCTGGTCGTCATGCTTGCCGTTCGGGAAAGAACGCAGCTCGTCGATCAGCGCCTTGTTCCAGTCGCCGCGCATCATCAGCACGTTGCCGACGTTGACCTGGGCAGCGAACGGCTCGGCGCGCACCACTTTGTCACCGCTTTCTAGGCTGCTCACCATGCGATAGCCCGGCATGCCACGTATCAGGTACTTCACCTGCGTCTTGCCGGCCTGGCCGGGGTCCTGCGGGATGCTGATGCGCACCTGGCGACCGTCCAGGGCCGCGGTGTTCTCCAGCGCCTTGTCACGACGATCAGGGCCCCACTGGCCGCGCACCATGTCGCCGATGACGTATTGACCGGTCGGGAGGCGCCCCAGCTTCGGGCCGGCCGTGAAGTCGCCTCCGCCGTCGGTGCTGGCAAAGTCCCAGCCGCGCACCCAGTCGATGCGGCCAGCTGGCAGCGCGTCGATGGTTTGGATCTGGTCCGGCTTGAACAGGTCGCCGTCCAGCGGCGTTGGCAACTGCTGGTACAGGGACGACCAGGTGCGCGAGTTGCTTTCGAACTGCGCCCAGTGCTGGCGGTCGAACCATT